CTCGGAAAGATGGACCGGGTTCTCCCCAAGGACATCTACGAGATTGCACAGTTCGCGTGATACCATGGCAGACATGGTCCCGAAAAAGGACCCTGTCACAGGCATCATCTCATTTGTTAAGGAACTTCCCATGGTAGCAGTGAGCACAATTGAAGCGGCAAAGATACTGGCAGAACCCGTATCCGCTCCAGTTGTTGTTCCACCCACCATCCCGAATGCTCCTCTTGACAAAGACGACGTGGCAGGAGTTGACTATGACCCTTACGGAAAGGTTGATGGAAGCGGTTATAATCAGTATACTGACATTCATAGCCCTTTCATTCCTTTTCACAACTATCGTCAAATACATGTCACCATAGCAGCGTTGTTCAAAGGTTACAACTCAACGCGCCCGTTACCAGCAGCCCCACCCCTTTGGGGGGACGTGGGCCATTACTGGAACTTCGGGGTGCTCGTAGGCTACGGAACCTACGAGATGATTCGCGTATTTGGTGGTATAGTAGTAGCAGCGATTACCCTTTACTTCGCAGGTAAAGGTATCGTCGCATAATTTTTCGTGCCGCGATGGGGTGTCAAATCCCCAAGTGGCTTTCGGTGGTTAGTGAGCATGGTGCTCTGCCCTTTAAAAGTTCCCCAGAGTGGTCGGGCTATCCCAAGCAGGTTCGATTCCTGCACCATCATTCCAGCACCCGTCGACCCCGACGTTCTACTGGCGTATTCCGTAACTGCATGTGTGCACAGGGGCGGATGTCGCGAGAAGTAGTTCACCTCGCTTGCTTCTTGAATAAGCCTCTGAACCGGCTGCTCTCGGGTATGAGTTAGTTATACCTGTTTGAGGACCGTAACTGGCCCATCTTCTTCTAGGTGCGGCGTGGTTTTACCTCGTCCGCATCGCTTTAAATGTAGTTAGAGATTAGGAGACATCATGAGATTCAAAGACGACGATAGACAAGGTGACGGTCGCCCCCATGTTGCGGGGTCGGACCTCCCCACCGAATACCCATTTGCGGTAATTGTTGAGGATTTAGAATGTGACGTTGCCCACATGTATGTCATTACACGGGCGACCGTATACAAGTTCGACCCCGTGACATTCATGTCTCTTCTCAAGAGATACGCAGAAGGTTCAGTAGACAACGATTCTAACAACGCCCCCGACCTTGAGAAGGTTCGGAATGCCACAATGGCTCTTCGGGGGCTTGTAGGTAGGAACTGATGACATTCGTGCAACTATTCCTTGAAGCCTATTGCTTCTTGGCTAGCCTAGTAATTTTAGCACTATTAACGTGTCTATTATTCATGGCATTGCACCATTTGAGGCTTTATGGGTAGTTTAGTTTATAATAAGGAAAGGTTCAATCAGAAGATAGACTTCAGTGGCCTTTCGTGGAAGCACCCCAGGGAGTATTCGGCCTGGGGAGTATCGGATGTTGACATTAGGTTCGAATTAATCAGGTATAAACTGTATTTCGAAATCGAAATCAAGCATGAAGGTGTTGACTTACTTAAAGAGTGTAAGAGCCAGGCAATGGCGATGTATAAGTTACACGATGTGCTTGAGAACGCCGGGATTACTGCTCCACTATGCTGGGCTACCCATAATCAACCCGTTGAAGAAGAGGTAATGGCTGCCGATTGTATTGTTCAAGATTACTTGAGTAAGCGCAAATGGGTGCACGTTGGTGACAAGACAGTTAAAGAGTTCATGACGGTGTTCATACACCCAATCATGCACCCAGAAGAGCCACCACATTGCTTTGATTGTAAAAGTAGAGATGGATGCATCTCAAATAAAGATGCTGATGAAGATGATGAGATGGCATGCCCATTATTTGAGAGGAAATTATGACACAAACTGAATGCATGGACTGCACGTGGTCGGAGAACTGTGAGTGGGACCTTATCGTCCAGAACATGGTTCCCATGAGCCCCCTATGTGTTGCAAAGGCGTGGCACGATAAGTCACTCAAGACGTTCAAGGAACAGACTGAAGTGGTTCGTGCCCGCATCGTAACAGTTGGAGACTTCTGTGAGGCCAGCAAACCCTGGCCCGTAAAGGTGGATGAGGTTAAGGGTGACAAATGGGCCGTGACTAATGGTGGATGGCCAAAGGATTATCAAGGAGCGTAATTATTGTGTTCGAGCGAGTAAAAGATGTGTTCAACGCAGCACTTGGTCGCAAGGCAACTTGCGAGGGCAATTGTTCCTGTCATTCATTGGGAAACGAAGGAGCAGGAACGGAGGAGGAGATGGGAGAGTTCGTAGACTACGACTTCTCAAAGTGCACACCCGAACTTCAAGAGTGCATTGAGAACATGCTCTGTCCGGAAGGCCTCATCAAACTCCAGGAAGAACTCGACAAGTGGAATGCAGCAGAGGGAGAAGCACTTGTAGCAGAGGGAGATAACCCCTGCGGAGACCCGGCTGACCCAGCCAAACCGTGTATACACATGGAGGTCATCTTCAAGTGTCACGTTGGCGAAGGCGACATGAAGCCCGCGAACTGCTCACTCTCAACCTGCCCGGCACGTGCCCAGGCACATATGCGTGAACAGTTCAAGGAGCGAGAGAATGCTCACATGTTCAACTGAATTTACATGCACATGGGAAGACACTGGCGATGAGTGCGAACAACCGAAGATTAAGGCTATAATATACGGTGTTCGGTATAGTAGTGTTGAGTAGATAAGGGGGTGCAACTCCCCCACAACACATCAATGAACTACGATGATGAGATTCACTATTGCCCAGAGTGCGGGTGGTCTATGGACCATGTGCTTTGGCCAGGTAATAATGGATTGATAATCAAAGAAGCGTGCAATCATTGCGGACTCATCCAGATTCTTCCGTATAGACAGCCCGCCGAGACCAAGTTACAAAAGGTGAAGAAGAAACTCAATGGCGATAAGCCGTTCTCAAGATACTACAAGTAGGAGGTGAAACGTGGTTAAACCGAAACTAGGACGTCCGCATAAGCGTATCGATATGGACCAATTAAAATATCTCGCGAAAATACAATGTACATACGGCGAAATAGCAGCGGGGGTTAAAATAAGCCTCGCTACCCTAATGGCCGACAAAGACTTGTTGGATATTATTGCCGCAGAACGAGAGGGTGGTGTCGCATCCATACGTCACATGCAGTATCAATGTGCACTCAAGGGCAATGCCGATATGCTCAAGTGGATTGGTAAGCAATACGCAAAACAGGCCGACAAGATAGAAAACAAGAATGACGACCGTGTGGTCATCGTCATTGCCAGTGACGACAAAGACGTATAAGTGACGCATAGGTGACGCATATGACTTTGACCAAGACGCCTGACCAGATAGCAGCCACGAAGATGCTGTCGCTAAAGGCTAAATACAATTTACTTTATGGAGGTAGTCGAAGTGGAAAGACGTTCTTGCTCTGTTATACCCTCATCATACGCGCGCTCAAGGCACCAGGTACAAGACACGCTATCTTCAGGTTGCACTTCAATCACGCCAAACAGTCCATCTTCAACGAGACCATTCCTAACGTTCTCCGAATATGCTTTCCTACTCTTCCGGTTAGTTTTAATCAAGTCGATTGTTCTATTACTTTTCATAATGGTAGTAGCATCATTGTTGGTGGTTTAGATGACAAAGACAGAACTGAAAAGATTTTGGGTCTCGAATTCAGCACGATTTATCTTAACGAGGCCAGCCAGATACCGTTCGCTTCGTTCCAGTTGGCACAAACACGTCTTGCACAGAAGAGCGAACTCCATAACAAGTTTTACGTGGACTGCAACCCACCCACTAAATCCCACTGGATATACCAGTTCTTCATCAAGCGCATCGACCCCATATCAAACTTACCTCACGCCAACCCGGACAACTATGTCAATATGCGACTTAACCCAGACGGGAATCGTTGCAACTTGTCAGATGACTACATCGACGACGTCCTCGGCAACTTATCGGAGCGGCAACGTAGACGTTTCTTATTAGGTGAATTCCTAGATGATAATCCATATGCACTGTGGAAGCACGAGAACATCGATAGATTCCGAATTGCAACTGCAACGGGAATCAATTGGTCTCGCGTTGTTGTTGGGGTTGACCCTGCTGTTAGTAGCGCTACTTCGTCCGACTCAACTGGTATTATCGTTTGTGCTCTGCGCGACAATGGCGACTATTACGTACTTGCTGATTATACAGTATGTGCTAGTCCTAACGTATGGGCGCGAGCGGTTGTGGATGCATATCACGAAT